GCTTTATTTTCTTTTGACTTAGTCATAGTATCAACCCAACCACTAGATGATTCTTGCCATCTTTTTGAGTTAATCATATAGTCGTGCCATAGTTGTTTCATTTGTAAACGATTATTTCTCCCATTGCCATACATTCCATTTATATTTACCTAAATATCTATAATGCTCATCTATAAAACTTTCTTTATTTGATTCATTACTCCAGACTTGTAATATATTAGGCCATTCTTTCCATGGATTCATTCTTTTATCGTATGCCCAATCTTCAAGATTAGATTCAAGATATTGCTCTTTGCAAACTTTTACAGCTACCGGATTATCTTCTGGATCGATAACATCTTGATATGGCCGTGAATCGTTTGTATATCCACAATGTTCTAATAAAAATATTTCAGCAGCTTGGCCTTGTTCACATCTCCAAATTAAATTATCAAAAGATCTTCCACTCATTTGAAATGATTTGTTTTCTTTTATAAGTAAAGCTTCTTCCATAGCTCTAATCTTCCATGTAGTTTGATCGATGTCAGTAAGAAAAAAATCCATTATAAACTATTCCTAAATACAAATTCAATTGCTCTTTCAGCTTCACGTTCCATGTCGCGTTTAGCATACCAATTACCTGTATCATTATCAAGATCACGACATATGTAAGCTACTTCTTTTGAAGTAATTGGATATCCACGACTCATAGCATTTCCAGCTGTTGATACCATAATTTGATACATTTTAGCATACCAACCACTACCTGTAATTTGTTTATATTCATCAATTTGTCTTTGATTTACAAATGGACAATCTCTATAAGATGTCCAAGAAAAATTAGTATTATTGAGAGAACTCTTTTTTCTTTCAAGTAAAGCTTCTTGTATTTTAGGCGGAAATTTATCGAACATTGTTTGATTTGGTTTTACATATTCATGTTTTGCCATGAGTTCCATAGGATTTATTACAGCTCCATCATGTTGAAAAATAAAATTAAAAGCTCCTTCATATTTTGAAGGAACATAATACATACGACTTAAATCTTTTGTTTGAGCATCAGCAATATCTCCAATTTCTTTATTAAGAGCAAACCAAAAATGCTTGATATCGTCTTTATTAACAAAATCAGTAAGTGGAAATACTAGTCTAAATTTAGGAGCTTCAAGTTTAGATGATGCAGTTGAATAACAAACATATTTGTATTGAGAATATTTCTTTTCAATATCTTCAATATCACCTATAAAATCATCTACATCAATTGCTGCCCAACCTCCCCAGAATGTCACATTATCATTTGATCGAGTTGAATCGTCATTATAAACTGCTGGACTGATAAGTGGTGCATCTGTTTTTTTCTTATACTTATCTTGACTTGCTAATCGATTTAGTATTGAAACAAAAGAAGAAAATGAATCGTAATCCATTCTCTTATTTGTTTTATTATCGTAAATACTATCGAATATCGTTAGGGAGATCGCCATAGTTTCCTTCATGATTAGGTGCTTCCCAGTCTTCTGGTTTAATTAAATCTGGTAATCCAAGTGGATTTGGCCTAGAAGGTTTTACACCTACTTCTTTCATCATATTAGCTTTAAGTACTTCCTTCCAAGCTTTATTTGAATCAATATTAAATGCGTCAAGAGTTCCAATTGCTACTACGCATAAATCAATAAGACCATCAACGATTTCTTCTGGATCGCCGGCCATGATAGCACGCTTTGTTTCATCTAATTCTTCTTGTAGAAAATCAGCTCTAAAATTTAAAAATTGATAGTGCTTATCTTTATTTTCTTTTACCCATTCACGAGTTTTATACTTTGTTTGCATGTCGTAAATGTCTTTTACCCAATCTGTCATTATGTTACTATTCCTTTGGTTGGTGTTACAAGTCCTGATTTCATAGTACGTATTTGTTGTACTAAGTCATCAACTGGATCAGCTAGAAACATAACAAATCTTTTATTTACTACATAACTATCTGATTTACAATATGCCATAAAAGGCATAAATCCTATTTTGCCTGGTTCAGGAGACATAAGCATATAACCATCTGAGATTTCAATTTCATCATCTCTTTCAATTACATTACCTATAACTTCTTCCCCGGAGCTTAGTCTTACTAATTTCATGTATTATCTCCTTCTCGATATTCAACTCGAGCTTTATCAAAAGTTTTTCTATCTTCCTTTTCCCATATGAGAGGCAAAGATTTTCCCTGTCTTTTTTCTTCACTAATATGTAATCCAACATAAAGAAGGATTAACATAATAGAAAATATAATAATTCCAACTACTATTTCAAACATATACATATATTATACCACATTTTCAGATGATTGTAAACGATTAATTCAAAATTAACCAAAAAAATCCTCCAGACTTGCTACTTCTTCATGATTCCAACCAACAGCATCTAGGACCGGTTCAATAGGATCTAGAAAAGTCTTTTTAAACTGAAGCTCATGATCGATATATTTTCGAAGTCCAAACTCCTCTGGCAAATAGTCTGGAAAAGCAATAACATTTTCATGAATTGCGTTTGGAGTTCTAAGATATACAAATTTAATTTTGTCTCCATTATTGATTGGCGTATATTTTTTATTGAGAGTCAAGTCATTTACAAGTTTATTATAGAGTAAAGAACCACGAACATGTATTGGTGTTCCTTTTTTGTAGATTGCATTTCGATCTTTGAATTCACGGACTTTACTTACGCCACGAGGAAAAGCAATCTCGTCTGGATCCAAAGTTTTAAAATAGTCTTTGAATTGTTGTATTGCTAATTGTACTGAAATTTCATCTTTTTCCATAATAACTTTAAATATATTTCTAAGAGCATCACGGCATGGCGCAGGAGTAGAAGACTTAATTGCTTCAATACCCATAATTTTAAGTTTTGGTTCTTTGTATCTTACGCCTTCATTATCATGCACATTGAGGATATATCTTTTCTTTGCTGTCCAAAGACCACGATCAGCGATTGCTTCACGTTTCATAACCATACGATTATCTACACCACCAAGCATGTCAAAAAGCTTTTGATAAGACTTTTCAAGTTCTGGTTCCAGAGCATCCTGACAAATTTTATCAAGAAAGTCGATAGGATTATTTGGTTCAAACTTCTTTACAAGATCGTCTAAGCATACATACAGCGAGTCGGTGTCGATTGCAATAACAAAGTCTTTCCATTCTCGGGTTTGTAACACTCTATTGAGATAGGCATTAATTGCATATTCGGCCCATCGAATTGTAAGTTGTCCGGTGAGGGTAATGGCTTCTGCAATTCTTTGATCGAAGAATCTGAAATATTTGTTGCCCATAGCACCATAAAGGCTATTAAGAAGAATTTTAATAGCCATCTGTTGATTTTCATTAATTGAAATGTCTCTTTCAATTTGATATAGCTCTTGCTTATCATTTCTATCTACCTCCTGAAGCTTACGTTGAGCTTCAATCATTTTTTGTTTAATTTCTACACGTTCTTTGTACATTTCATCAACTATAAACGGTACAATACCTTGCTTATCGATGTTAAAGTATTGGCCGTTTGCAGCTAAAGCTTTACCGTTTTTATTTGGTCTTTGAGAATTTGTAAGTACTTGTTCAATATCGAATTGGCCAATTTCTCCATTTGCAATAGTTTCTGGAGACATATTATACTGCATAATAATTGATGGATATAGACTGTTTAAGTCAAATGAAACTATATTATCATGTATACCAACATGAGGATCTTTTACAAATCCGCCAGGATACATTGTTTTGGTTTTATCTTCGATAAATGGAACTATAATATTATTTGCAAACAATCTGCGATATATGATAGTGTCCCATATCAGAGTAGTGCCAAAAGTATCGTTATAGTTAACACCACCTTTGTAAGCCATAGTTACGCAGAGAGTAATCAATCCAAGCTTATCTTCAAGACGGTCTACAAGTTCAACGTCTTTAATATTATAGTCAATGAATTTTTGATGATTGTTTTTATAAAGAGTATGAAGATTAGAATACTCGTCATAGCTTAATTTCTTTTCATTTAAAACGACATTGGCAATATGGTCAAGTTTGTACGATTCTTGTGGACCATAACTATATCCAAACTTTTGAAAAAGATCAAGATAATCTAATTGTGATATACCTTTTAAATCAAAAGCAACTTGAGTACGTCCTTTTTTTGTAATTTCTTGTCGATCAACTAATCCCCATGGGCTGAGCTTTTTAGCAAAAGAATCTCCAAGCATTCTATTAATACGATTTACAAGATATGGAATATCAAAGAATCGAACATTCCAGCCAGTTACAATATCTGGACTTGAAGATTGTTGTGACCAATGCGTAATAAAGTTAATAAGTAAATCGTCTTCACGATCAAATTTACGATAGACAACACGATGAGTTTTCATATACGATTTACTAACATCAAACTCGCCAAGAGCCCAAATGTAATACGTGTTGTCAATATTATTTTTGAGAGCAATTGAAATAACTCTGTGATCTGCTTTGTCAGGTTCTGGAAACCCATCATCAGAAGCAACTTCAATATCAATTGTTGTTACATTAATTTTGTTTCGATCAAAACTTATTTGACCAGGATAGTTGTCATTAATAAATGCTGGAATATATTTAGTGTTGCCAAAGATCTTTTTACCTGCTACGCTTTTGTTTGCTGTTACATACTCATTGGCACTTCGCATAGATTCGAATCTTTTGCCAGCATTAGCAATTCCAACTGGAGTACCATCTAGTGTCTTCCATTCTGTTGGAAGATTAGTAGATGTAAAAAGGATTGGTTCGTATTTGACTTTCTTTTCTATGCGTTGGCCATTTTCATAACCACGCAATAAAATCATATTGCCATAACGAGATACATTAGTATAAAATTTTGTCATCGTATATATTATACCACATTTTCAGTCAATTGTAAACGATTATTTTCATAAAATTGGAGGGGAGGTTTCTCCCCTCCGGCCAAAACCTTAAAATTGGCTTAACCAAATTAGAGCTGGTGCCGTGCCTATACAGACTAGCCCAATGCCTAATGCGGTTAATAATTCAACTAAGGTCGTAGCGATATCTTCATGTTTTGCCATAAAGGCTTTTATTTGTGCCATGATTAATCTCCAGTAAAAAGTATTTCAACAATCTACTGAGTTTTCGCTAATTGAGAATTACCCCTTAAGGAATTCTTTCTTTGTTGATGCCCCAGCAGACCCTATTTTGATCTTCCTAGGACGCTTCTCTTCTGGGAGTTCAACTCTAGCATATACCACGAGTATTCCATCCTGTAGATCAGCACCGTCAATTACGACAAATTCTGAGAGTCGGAAGGACTTCTCAAATTTGCGGGACGATATACCTTTATAAGCGAATTCACGTTCATCATTTGGCATTTCACCTGATATTTTTAAGATACCATCTTTAACCTCGACTGATATATCCTCTTGTTTGAAACCAGCCAAAGCCATTTCAATAAGGAATTTTTCCTCGTCGATTTTTACCACATTGTGAGGTGGATAGTTATCTTTTCCTGATTTACCTGCAGAATGAATTCTTTCCAGGTCATCGATTAAGGCATCAAAGCCAACAAATAAAGAACGTGGGACGTTCAAAGTATTTCTTACCATTTTATTTTCCTCCTATAATAGCAAGGTTTTTTGAGAACCGGCTCAATGCCGCATTCTTCAATTATATTTATACAAGATTTACATCCAGTTTAAATAATTCTTTTTTTAGTAGATGGTTTGTCCATTCCGAACATTTTTACTACTTTAGTTATTCTGCCTGATTTCATAAGTTTATGAAAACTCTTTAGCATTTTTTTAATTCTTTTCACCATTGTTACTATTCCCGATATTATACTTAGGGCATAGTTCCCATTGATTTTTTTCTTTAAAAGGTATTACTTTTATTTGTCTCAATGGAGCAATGTCTTTTACTAGCTGCGTGTTTGATATTGTAATAAGACCCCAATCAGCTAGAAGCGTTGCAATTGTATTTCTACGTTGTAAATCGTTTTCTAATAAGTTAGATGGCTTTCCATCTAAGAGAAAAAGCTCTTTAAAATGCACTATAAAATATCTACCTTGCTTATGTAATATATGACAAGATTGATATAGTTTTTGATCTTTTTTAGATGCAACACCAATACGTGTAAGAGTTTCTCTGACTTTTAGAAAATCATCTGGTTCGTTTAAGACCACTTCTAACATTGCAGCTGGAGTCCAATTTTTTATTTCATTATTTTCGTTTTCCACCTTTATAAATCCTCTGTGTCAACTGTTCAAGTTGCTCATTATTTAACAATGATAAAACAGATTTAGCTTTTGCATTGCTATACCCATAATATTCTTTAATGAGTTCAAGGTTTTCGATTTCTTGTGGTTTTATCCACTTCGTAAACCTTTTTTTCTTTCTAATTATATTTATAAAAAAATCAAACTGAAGACGATTGTCAAGATGATGATACTTATTCATCTCGTTTGCATAGATTACTGTGTCATTAAAGAATGAAAGACCACGATTAATTATGAAAGCATTGTATTCTTTTTCTGATACATCATCTACCATGATGTCTTTCTTAGTTTCATTAATTGCTTTTAAATAATCAAATGGACTCATGGATTCTCCAATTTATCTTTATAGTCTAGTGCTGGTTGTAATTCATAAAAAGTTCGACTTGCTGTTATTGCTCCTTCTCTGATAATAACTACATGATATTCTGTTCTATCACCAAAATGCTTTTCTATTATTTCATATTTCATTAGAATTTCTCCAAGTCTACGCCTCTTGCGTTGTATGTGCTTTTGGTTCTTGCTTCTCTGTAATTAAAAGGAACTGAAACAGACATAGGATTAGACATTCCCTGACCTACCCATTTAAAAGTATTATATATTGTCGAAGGATTAACATGATCGTAATATTTAATTACCCAAGTATTTTGTTTTTCAGCATATGCTTCTACTTCTTCGTATGTTCCATATACATCTTCACCATTATCGAGTCTAGCAATTTCTTGATGTGATATGCAAGTACTCATTTGAATTTGACTCCTGCCATAATTTCAGTACAGCAAGCAACCATGTTTAATTCATGATCTGCGACAAAACTATTCTTATATTGATAATCAGCAAGAATCAATACGAGTTGAGGAATCGATGCTGGTTCTACATGTTCGTTCATGTTATCATATATCTTACGAAACATTGCAGCTGGTTCTACATCAATATTATCAGCAACCCATTGTCTCATTCTTTTAAAGTCTTTAATCTTTAAAGAATTCATTAGTGTATCAATTGAAACATCTGACACATTAACTAGTATTCCACTATCAATAGTTCCTGATGTAGAATATCTCTGTAGCTCATTTATAGTTCTACGAAAATCTGGAAAGTATTTCATAATCAATTCAGCAAGAACTGGAGTTTCATATTTAATACTTTCTTTATCAAGTATCAACATAAGTTTTGACATAAAGACTGACGCGATTCTATCACGATCATTCTTTGGCCATAGAAACTCGATTACTGAACATCTTGAATGTAATGGTTCTATGATTCTATTTTTAAAATTACATGTTAGAATGAATCTACAATTTGCAGAAAACTCTTCGATAAATCCACGAAGAGCTGGTTGAGTTGATTGAGGATTGAGATAATCTGCTTCGTCTAATATTACAACTTTATATCCACCTGTAAGCGATACGCTGCTTGCAAATTGTTTAATTTTATTTCTAAGTGTATCAATACCTGATTCTTCAGAACCATTGATAATAAGATAATCAAGATCTAGTTCGTTACATAAAGCTTTTGCAACTGTAGTTTTACCAGTACCTGCAGTACCAGTAAAAAGCATGTTTTGAATTTCGCCTTGTTCTATTATTTTTGAGAAGACTTTATATAAATCTCCCGAAAGAACACAGTCATCTATACGCTGTGGTCGATATTTTTCGACCCATAGGAATTCTTCCACTATAGAACCTCCCAGCCTTCAACTGTATCTAAGATGAAAGATCTCCAAGCATTTTTGTCTAACGACCATACTGGAAAAACTTCCACATTATTTGAACTATAATTAATTTTTGTTGTAACACCATTTGCTTCTAAGATTGCAGGATTAAGAGTACAAGGCATGATTCTGATTTCGCCTGTATCTACTTTTCTAAATGTTACTGTAACTTGCCCTTTTTGTAAAGCCTTAAGCAATTTGGCTTTTTCATTTGTTTCCATAATATATCCTTAAATTGAATGAAGGGGGAAAAACTCCCCCCACATTTTTATTGAGCTGAATCTTCAACAGGCTCAGCATCTGCAGTTGGCACTTGGCCTTCAGGTTGCTGATCTTTTGGAGCTGCAGCTTCCAAGAATTTTACAATTCTTGATCTAAGTCCGCCAACTACCTCAAGTTCAGGTCCTTCGAATCCACCCCTTTTAGAACAGATATCAATTACCTGTACCATTGTGGCGATGTCTTGCAAAGACAACTGAGGACTGTCGTTTTCAACAGCTTCGTTTTTCACTTCTTCTGCCATAATTCCTCCTATGCATAGAGTTAATTAGTGAAGCTTGAGTTTTTCTCAAGCGCAATAAAGTATTCCACTGGGTAATTACTATTAGTCCAGTTAGAGATTAGCTTAGACGATATACTTACGAAGTAATCTCCTGGAAGCAATTTCAAGTTAGGAATACTGACAACAAAGTTAAATTCATTTTTACATGAATTATCTTTGTCTAATTCAATCTCAAAAACGTTTGATGTGGCATCTTTACTGTCTTCGACAAGAGCAGTTATAAGACCCCCGTTTCCTTTAATTGAAAGTTCGTTATGACCAAGAACTGCTGCAGCTTTTCTAATTTGAGAAAGTACATCCTCAGTTAGATTGACTCCAAGTTCTGGATCAGGCATACTAATATCTTTTTGTGGTGATGTTAGAATCTCTGATTCTGAATAATAGTACCTAAGTTTTTGAGCATTAGGTAATTTACATCCACCAATATTATTAGATATTAGTACAGATTTATCCTCAAAATCTAGCATCGGCGCTTCGATCAAACTATATACCGATAAGAATTCGTTTAAGTCATAAACTCCGAATTCTAATGGAAAGTCTTCAACAATGTCGGCAGATGCCATGATGGTTTTTGCTTCAGAAATAGTTTTCAGCTTTTGGCCTGGCTTAATAACTAAGTTAGGATTTATCGAAGCAAAGTTTTTTAGTACGTTCAAAGTGTCATCAGATATAATCATAATATATTTCTCCTATATTTATTTATACTCTTTTTCGGTGAGATCGTGAACATTTAAAGCAATAATTGCATAATGTAAAATTTTTAGCAAATCACTACGATTAAATCCATTTTTCTTACCATATCTCTGAGCATATTTAAGAACGTTGCCCAGAGCAAATCCCATACCATGACCACAGTCAATAATAAATTCAGTTGATTGAAATTTATTTTTTGAGTAGTGGCCCTCATATGTTTTGTTAATATATGAAAGGAGCTCTTCGCAAAGCTCCTTTTCGTTAAATTTGTAATTAATTGATTTCTTCATCAGTCTCCTTTGGTCCAAAATCTTCAGTCTCAACTTCAGAGCTGGCTGTTAAAGTACCAGCATCAACTTTGTTGTAAAGATCTAAGAAAGCCGCTTTAGTATCATCATCAAACCTTGAAATACAAAGATCAATTGCTTTTTCTTTGTTGCCAAAGATTGAGAAAGTTTGAACTATGTGGCAAAGCCTTCGAGTTGAAATAACTTCATCGACACCATCATCAAAGAAAGTTTTTCTGATAATGTCAGCCCAAGTAACAAGATTGTCAGCAAAAGATAAGTCTTTTGAATCAAATTTTTCCATGTGTTTTTTCACAATCTTCTTTTCAATTGAAAGAGATGGAAACTTTTGATCGACAGTAATAGTAAATCTTTCAAGGAAAGCATCATCAATGATCGAAGCAGCTGTAAATCTGCCATCTTCAGATCCTTTACCTTTTGTATTAGCAGTAGCTATAACATTAAATCCAGGAGCTGGTTCTACAACTTCACCAGTCTTTTTAACTAAAACTGGCTTACCTTCAAGAATTCCTTGTAAGCACATAATTTTGTTAGTTGCTCTATCAATTTCATCTAAGAGAAGGATAGCTCCATTTTCCATAGCTTTAAGCACTGGACCTTTGGCAAAAACTGTTTCGCCATTTATAAGTCTAAAGCCACCAAGTAAATCATCCTCATCAGTTTCAGGATTGATTTGAACTCTAATGAATTCTTTACCAAGCTTAGCACAAGCTTGTTCTACCATGAAAGTCTTACCGTTTCCAGAAAGACCTGAAACATAAGTAGGATAGAACATACCAGATTTGACAATCTTTACGATGTCATGATATGAACCCCAAGGTACGAAAGTTTCATCGACTGAAGCGAATGTTTTTTCATCGCTTACGATTGACTGCATTTGAGCAGCCGTTGCAGGTATAGATGCAGTTTGCATTTGAGTTTCCTGTGTAGGTGCAAGTTCGATAACAGTTGAAAGATTGTAAGTACCAATTTTGACTCTGTTATCTTTAGTCATAAGTGGATCCCAGTCTTTACCAGAATAACCAAACGTTTCGCCAACATCGACGATTTGTTGTTTTCTAAACTGAGTTTGCCCAGGGTATCTTTTTACAAGCTCTCCGAGTATTAGCTTGGTTGAGGTTTTCAAATTTTCCATAATATATTTACTCCTTATCAATTTATATTATATGTATATCTTATCATACTTTTGCGCAAATGTAAAGGTTTTTTTTCAAAAAAAGTGAAAAATTTACACAATTGTAACATTTCTCTATGCAACAGCCTTTCCAAAGTTAGTTAGTAAGACTTTATTAGTCTTTTTAGACTTACTAAATTTCTTGAACTGCTGAGCAATTTGACCTTTACTTGCATCTTCATTTGGTTCAAACCCATCATCTTGAGCTGTAAGATTTTTACCTCTCTTAACGATGTAGTATTGATTATAGCCAAGAGCATCGTCAAGAGTAACACATTTATTTTTATTGTATTCTCTTTGATACTTCTTTTTATCTTCTTCAGTTAACCAATGTTCACCAATTCCAGCAGCAATTTTGTCTCTAAAATTATGTGCGCCATCAGCAATAAAGAATCCTATATTGTTTACTCCATATCTTTGAGCTAAGTTATCGAGTAAAGCTTTTGTTCCATTAGTTCTTCCACTTGGTACATCTAATATTTTACCTTGAATATTAATTTTTGTTGAACCATATCCTGTTTTAGTTCTTTCAACATCAATTTCTCTATCTTTATTTAAGTACATTCCATTTGAATCACCATCACTAATTGTAATAAGATTCATTTTATCAACATTATGCTTTTTGATAAATGCAGGAACAAGATGATGAGTCATTATTAAAGCTTGGTTAAGAGGTGTTGAACCATAATCTTCGTTTTTAGAAAGAATCATTCTTTCTTGATAGCTCCACTCGTCTTTACTTAATTCTCTACGTACGAACATGTGGTATAATGATTCTTCAAAATCAACTTTCTTTAAACTTGAAGAAGTAAGTTGTGGCATTGATAATCCTGAATGATCGACTTCTGAATCTTGTAATTTTACAATTGATGAAATACTATATCCATCTGTACTAAGATTACTATTACATGAAGTAAATGCATAAACATCAAATGGTATATTTACTGCTTTACAAAAAATAACTAAGTGTAAAAGCTGATCCATTACTTGACTCATTGTATTAGCCATAGAACCTGAGTAATCGATTACCATAATCATCCCATGATTTTTAGCATCAGCAAGTTTAGTAACTCTACTGAAAATATCATCATTAGTTTTATATGACCACAATCTGTTTACATCAATTGAACCTGTACGAGCTGTTTGAGCACGAGTATATCTGTATGCAGCTTTTCTCATTTCAAATTCTTTTACAGCAAAGTTAACAGATTTTTTAATCTTTTTGTATTCACTAGTCCAATCATCTTTATATGAATCAAAATCATCCATTTGATAGCTAAGCATTGCAGCTTTTCTTTCAACAGCTAGAGTTTTATAAGGTATTACAACTTTATCTCTGACTAATTTGGACATTTCATTACCCACTAAGATTTGCTCTCCATGCTCATCAGAATCTAAGAGTTTATGTTCTTGTCTTCTGAAGTTATCATCAGTGATTGCTGTATCAGCTTCTTCTGGAGTAGTAAGTCCAGATTCTGAGTTTGCTTTTTCAGATCCTCCAGCTTCACTATTTGATTCTTGAGAGTTTGTTGAAGAATCGTCATTTCTTTCTTCATCTGTCTCAGATTCTTTATTTTCTTTTCGAGATTCATTTGTTTCCTCTTCATTTTCTTGGTAATCATCATGGCCCATATTTTCAGTAGGATCTTCTGATGATTTTTCCAAATCTTCTTTATTTTCTTGAACTTGAGGTTCAGGTTTTTGAATTAGTTCTGGTTGATTTTCTTGAGTATAAGCTAAAATATCTTTAACAAGTTTTGTAACATCTTCAAATGTCTGAGTTGTCATGGCTCTATTATAAAATACTATTTCTTCGTCATTAAATGGTACATTAATATGAGAACCAATTTTAGCTTTAAGATTGATTTTATCTATAAGTTTAACTTCATCCCAAACAACATTATCTAAATCTCCAAAAAACTTATCTTGAAAAAGTTTAGAATAACCTCTTTCCATTGGAGCTACAAGACCTACATATTTGCTTTTTATGTGTCTTTCAATACGTGCATCTTCAATAACATTAATATAAGAACGTGGGCAACCTTCCAACTTTTCTGGAGAATCATGCCAACCTTCATATGGTGTAAATAAAGCATGGCCAACTTCATGGCCAATTAATAAATCAGTAACATCTTTACCCATGTCTTTCCATAATGGAAGACCAAGTACTCTATTTTTAATGTCAAACCAAGCAGTTTGATAATTACCATATTGTACGGTAATATTTTCAGTAGCAAGTAATTTAGCTAGTGTTGTTTTATGTTGCATATTTTAGGCTCCTTACCATTTAATATAGATATATTGTACCACAGTTCTTAGCAAATGTAAACGATTATTTTCACTTTTTTTGAAAAATTTACACAACTGTAACATAAATGTAACACAAACGTAACATTACTCTGGATAACATAGGTTATATAGTTTATCTTGCATCAGATACGCACTGATCTCCCAGGGCTGTCTATCATATTGACATTTCGAATAGTTTCGTTTTTTCCACTTATCGCCTACTAATTCTTTTCTTAGAAATTGTTTTGCATGAACCATTTCATGCGCAAGTGTAATCATTTGATCTTTCCATGATTGATCACGACATATCTCGATTTCAACATGTTCATGATCGCCCCAGCAATATCCTAAAGCTTCTTCCTCAAGTTTTTTCAAAAATCTTATTTCTATAAAACGATTTAATCTGTGGATATTTAATTCTTTTTGAAGATTATTCACAAATTTATAAACTGTTTCTTTATTTTTAATATTCGAATGTATTATTGTTGTAGCCATACTATCCTATTTATAGATTTGGCCTGCTCGGCAGGACTCGAACTTGTACTCTACCGATTTAGATTTTTAAATCTAATTCTAACTGCTTTGGTTGATACCGTCCTTGGTACTTATCAACATACTGTTCCAGTGCTGTGACAATAGCACTTTCAATTAAAATACCTACTGTTGTGTCGTCTATGTCAACGACCATTCGAGCAGTACCATCTGGTTGCTCATCAATTTCAATTACTTCTATACTCATTTATACTGTTCCATTTTCTCTTTAAATAATACAATAGCATGTTCTAAACCAGCAACTATTTTTTCGAGCTCTTTCATTTCGTCTGGACTAATTGTTCCTAAACCAGGACGAATATGATATTCGATGTTGCGTTCCACAATCTCCACCCAACTTTCTGTACTCTCAAAAGCGGGCTCACATGCGCCTTCGCCTATGTACACCGAGCGGATAATACCTTCAGGCGTCACATCAGCATACATATCAACTTCAATACTAGCCTTCATATTCAATTCCTAAGTGTTCGCCATGATTAAAGTGATATCCAATTGCTTTCAAGAAATTCTCAAACACATCAATCATTTCATCACGACTTAAATCTTTTTCCATAACCTCAATCGTGATTCGAGTGTTCACTGATGTGTCATGCTCGTATGGATTACAAGTTAATGTAATATACGGTTTGTCTAATGCTGGTTTATTCATTTTTCCTCTTTGTTAATTTAGTGGCCTACTCGGCAGGACTCGAACCTGCAACCTACAGCTTAGAAGGCTGTTGCTCTA